AAAAAAGTGTGTGTATATATATAATAGTGTTTTGGGCAAAAATGGGTTACATCGGTTACATCAACAAAAAATATATGCAAAAACCAACAATTTATAGAGTGTATAATTCTAACAAAATACTAGCCTACAAGGTGGCAACAACTACCAGGTCAGATGAGGAAATTATGGAGCAAATTTTAAAGATGTATGAAGGCATAAAAAATCTCTACAAAGTTTATAAAAATGATGAGCTGATAAAAATCATAAATGCTAAACAAAGAAAAAATGGTGCAAAGCCTAAATCTATTTTAGAGGTCAGTACTGGCACGATATTTAAAGACATATACGAGATGAAGGATGTATTGTTAATTGACCGTAAAAGGGCATTAAAATTAGTTAAGAAGTCATTTAATTATCGTTATGTCTAGAAAATTAAGTAATTTTATACTGATTAAAATTGAGATTTTCACATGGGATTATTAGGAGGATATAGACCAGGTTCCGGCAGACCAAAGAAAGAGTACGAAATAAACGTGCGGGAATTGGCAGTGCAAGCCATTGAGCAACATTATGGAGGCATTAAGGAAGGGTTTATACATTTGCTTAATTCAGGTGAGCCTGCACTGGTTAAGTTCTGCTGGGAGCATGGAGTAGGGAAACCAACAGATAAGATTGAGATGAGTGTAGAACAGGACATAAAAACAATTGAGATAATACAGCTACCGGATAATGGCCGGGATAACTTCATTGAACCAATAGAACCAATAGACGATATCATTGAACCAACAGTATAACATCAACTACATAAGACCTCAATCAGGTTATCAGACAATAGCTTTGTCAAGCGGTGCAGACATCGTGATAGGTGGTGCAGCTGCATTTGTTGGTAAGACATTTGCTTTGCTACTTGATCCAATCAGACACATTGACATAAAAGGATTTGGTGGTGTGATATTCAGGAGGACTAGCGTACAGATCAGAAACGAGGGTGGCTTATGGGATACCAGTACAAAGCTTTATCCAATCGTCAAAGGTGATGCAAGGGAGTCATCTCTAGACTGGAAATTCCCATCCGGAGTAAAGATATCATTTAGGCATTTGGAGTATGAGAAAAACAAATACGATTGGCAAGGTGCGCAGATTCCTTTTTTAGGCTTTGATGAGTTGACACACTTCACTGAGTCTATGTTCTTTTATCTGCTATCACGTAACCGTTCTGCCTGCAGTGTGAAGCCATATGTTAGGGCAACATGTAACCCTGATCCTGAATCATGGGTGTACAAGCTGATTAGTTGGTGGATAGATAGTGAGACTGGCTTTCCAATACTGGAGCGTAGAGGAAAGCTAAGATACTTCATCAAGTACGGACATGATTACATTTGGGGTGATAGCTATGATGAGGTATATGATAAGGCTGAGCATATCATTAAGCCGATGATAGATGCATCAGGGTTAACGCCTAGAGACTTTATCAAGTCAATTACGTTTGTGAGTGGTAGCATCTACGATAACAAAGAAGGGTTGAAACATGATCCATCATATCCGGGTAACTTGCTTAGCCAAGATGAAGATACTAGGAGGCAATTGTTAGAGGGTAGATGGAAGGTAAGCAACAGTCCAAATGACATTTATGATTATGATGCATTTGTTGGTATTTTTGATAACATTAAAGGAGTTGATAAGACTGGTAGATACATCACAGCTGATATTGCGATGAAGGGAAGCAATAAGCTTGTTGTGGGGTATTGGGAAGGAATGGAGCTGATGGACATTGAGATAATGGATAAGAGTGATGGTAAGCAAGTGATAGATTTAATTAATAGGATTGCTCAAAAGTATTCAGTAGAAAATCGTTATATTTGTTATGACGCTGATGGTGTAGGTAGTTATGTAGATGGATTCATTCGTGGTGCAGTTCCGTTCAATGGTGGGGCATCAGCAATGAGTATAAAGGATGAGGCAAGTGGTAGACTGATAAAAGAGAATTATATGAACTTAAAGACACAGTGTTACTATCGTACAGGCAATGCAGTTAGTATGGGTAGAATGAAGATTAATAAGCATGTTGCTAGTAAAATGTATGATAATACGATGACGGTCAAACAACGATTCATGTATGAGCGTAAGGCTATACAACGAGCTAAGAGTGATTATGATGGTAAGCTAAGAATCATTGGTAAGGATGAGATGAAGATAAAGCTTAATGGGGATAGCCCTGATTTATTGGATATGTTTATGATGAGAGAAATATTTGAGTTTAAACCTAAAATGGTGTTTGCGTATGAAATGGATTGATAAGTTATTTGGCAAAAAAGAAACCAAAACTAAGGCAGTGAATAACATGATGGGTATGACCATCAACGCTAGTAATGCCATATTCCCAAGTTGGCAAACTATTGAAGCAATCAACCAGTATACAACAATAGATGATATTTATTCAGTGATCAGTTACTTAGCTGAGACGGCTGCAAGGATTCCATTCTATGGCTATGAGGTTGTAGATGATGTGGCAATGAAGGGTTATAAGAGACACGATTTTAAGAGCATACAAAAGAAATACTACAAGACAAAAGCACTGCAGGATTTACAGCAAGATGATATCTTTATGAAGATGCTGAACGGCATTAGTTATGAGGATAAGATTATGTATTACACAATCTTATACATTACTGGTGAGTTGTTTTTGTATAAGGAGGTGTTGGAGTTAGGACCGAATGCAGGGATGGTTACACTGCATGCATTGAATAACCAAAATGTAACAGTATTGGTTAGTGATAACTTCCCACAAAGAGTTACAGGTTATAGATACTTTGATGTAGGATTTGATGGTACGTTTAGTACAGATGATATTATTCATGTGAAGTATTACAATCCTACCATTACTAATGGTCAGCAGTTCAGAGGCCTTAGCCCATTGCAAGTGTTAACAAAGCGTGTAACTAGATTGGATGCTGGAATGAATGCATCAGTAGCACAGATGCAAAATGGTGGCATTCCGGGTATTGTGTATGAGAAATCAGACTTTGCTATTGAGACATTAGGTCAAAGAAAAAATGACTTTGCAAAGTATCTTAAGAACAGCAGTAACAAAGGTGCGCCATATTTCGCAGCTGGTGAGATGGGATACTTAGAGCTAGGGTTGAAGTTAGCAGATATGGAGGTAAGTGATTTACAAAAGATAGACTTTACAAAGATTTGCAATGCATATAAGTTTCCGGAGGTATTGTTGAATAATACAGATAGCAGTACATACAACAACATGAATACGGCTTTAAAGATGTTGTATACAAACTCAATACTACCGAACATACATTTGTTTAGGGATGCATTGATAAGGGGTATATTGCCAATGTATCAAGATGGAATAAGCAGAACAATTGAGATTGACATAAGCGACATTCCGGCTATGCAGGATGACATGAAGACACAAGCTGAGGCATTATCTGCTATGTGGTGGATAACACCGAATGAGAAGCGTGAGATACAAGACTTTGAGATAATAGAAGAGGATGCAATGAATCAAATTATAATTGATTCAGGGAAGCAGTTAATAACGGATTTAACGATCAGTATTGATGATTTACCTTTGTAATGATGGAAAAAAGTATTGAGCAAATTACACAGATAATACACAGTAAAATTTCATTGATGTTAATCAGTGAATTACCAGTGCCATCTTGTGCGTTAAAGAAACAGCAGAGAGAATGGAAGGTAGAGCAGATAAAGAAATCATTAGCAAACAAATTAGGTAGTCAAGGTTTAAGCATTACAGTTAGTTTATGACACAACAGGAACAGCAATCATATTGGAACAGGTGGAGTAAGTTCCAACAGAGATATGAGAAATTGTATGCGCCAAAGTTTCATAAGGCTTTAAAGATTCAATTGGATGCATTTGTAAAGACACAGGATCCAATGACATTGCCAGTTTTCCCAATCTATGATGTGTTAGTTTCATTGTATAAGACTGTTGGTCCGGCATGGGCAAGAGTTACAAGGGTTGAATCAATAAAGGCAAATGATGCCTTTGTTACTGGTCAGATGGGATTTAATGAAAGGATAGTGGAATTGATGAATCAATACTATGGAATTGATTTGTTAAATGATGCAAACCTAATGACCAACTACAGCACAGCATTTATACAAAGGGTATTAAGTGATGCAGCGGTAACAGGTGCTTCATTTGATGACATAGTAAGGCAGTTGTTGGTAAGCCCTGCATTCAATGCAATGAGGGCAAGACGAATAGCTAGAACAGAGACGGTCACAAGTGCAAATGGTGCTGCTATGATTTATGCAAATGAGAGTGGCAATGTAATGGAGAAAGTATGGATAGCGGTAAAGGATAAACGTACAAGGCACGATCATAAGATGGTTGATGGTACGAGGCTACCAATTGAGACACCATTTACATTAACCAATGCAAAGCTTGGTGATATTGGCATGATGCAACCGGGTGTGAGGACACAGCCTAACGGGTTGGCAGTTCCAGCTGAGGAAGTAGTAAATTGCAGATGTACGGTTGCGTTCAATGCTAAGAGAGATAGGAACGGTAGAATAATAAGAAGAAGTTAAGAGACATTTAATAGATAGACACCTAGTTGGCGTAATTGGGAATGAATACCAACATTAGGAAACGTCCTTACATAGTGAGGAGATAAGGGTGCGAATCCCTTACTAGGTGCAAAATATTTGGTTTTATATTTAAAATAAATTAGTAACTTTATACCAATGAACAGCATATACAACATAAAGGATGTATCAATAGTATCTGAGATAATGGATATGAATCCAATTCAGGGTATTGTTACAGGGTATTTTAGCAAGTTCAATAATGTAGATTCAGATGGCGACATTATGAAGCCTGGTGCATTTACTAAGACAATCAATGAGCAAGGACCATCATCAACACAACCGAGAATAAAGCATTTACTTAATCATGATCCATCACAACCGTTAGGCAAGTTATTGACCTTAAGAGAGGATGAGTACGGATTGTATTATGAGAGTCAGGTAGGAACGCATGAGGGAGGTGAGGATTTTATAAAGATGGTAGAGAGTGGGTTAATAACTGAGCATTCAATCGGGTTTAAAATTATCAAGCGTAACCAAGTCCAATCCTATGAAAACTATTTACGTAACCCATCATTAGGGCAGTTTGAGATTACTGAGGTAAAGTTATATGAGGGCAGTTCGTTGACTGCATGGGGTGCAAATGCATTGACACCTATTACATCACTTAAGGGTGATAAGAATTTAGATGTAGACATGATAATAGCTAAGATGGCTGCTATTGATAAGTTCTGCAGAAATACAACGGCAACAGATGATACAATTCAGATGTTGTTGTTACACAGCAAACAATTAGCTCAATTAATTCTAGATATGAAATCTAACACTACTGAACCGGTTACAACCATTCAGCCAGTTGATGACACATTGGATATAATCAGGCAGTTTAGAAATAAAATTTAATCAATTACAAAAACCATAAAGACATGGAAAAGAAAGAATTAATGTCAGAATTGGAAGCGTTAAAGTCAACACTTGAAACTTCAATATCTGAGAAAACTAAGTCTGAGATTGCTGATCAATTAAAATCAGTAGTAACAGCGGTTGATGAGAAAATCAACGCATTCGGTAACGGTAGTGATTCAGCTGAGGCTGTAAAAGCTATGACTGAAGAGTTTAACAAGTTGAAAGCTGAGCAAGCTGCAATCTTAAAGGGATTTGATTTGTTACAAACAAGAGTAAAGTCTGCATCAGGTGGGAAGATGGAAAAAAAGTCATTTGGTGAATTATTCAGCGAAGGCTTAGAGGCTAACTTTGATGAGATTCAAAACGTAAAGAAGGGTAAGCCATTCAGAATGGAAATCAAAGCTGTAGGAAACATGACTTTGTCAAATAACTTGACTGGTGATGGTGTAGCTACTTATGCTGCTACTCAAGCTTTATTGCCATCTCAAAAAATCAACTTTAGAGATTTAATGCCAACTTCAATAAGCGGTACTGGACTTTATGTTCAATATCGTGAGACTGGTGGAGAGGGTGCAATTGCAGTTCAGACTGAGGGAGCATCTAAAGGTCAAGTAGATTACGATTTATCAGAGATCAAGATTGTAGAAGATTACATCGCAGGTTTTGCGCGTTTCTCAAAGCAAATGGCTAAGCAATTACCATTCATGCAGACAACTTTACCAAGATTGTTGTTAAGAGATTTCTACAAGGTTGAGAATGCTACATTCTTTGCTACAGTTAGTGCTGCTGCAACTGGTTCAACTGCATCTGCTGAAACTGATGATGTTAAATTCATCGTTGATGCAATTGCTGCACAAATGCAAGCTAACTATAACGCATCTTATGCTTTAGTATCACACACACAATTAGCACGTTTAAACAAGTTGTTATACACTAACGGTTACTATCAAGGATCGGGTGGTATCTTGTCCATGAGCAATGGTAATGTTGCAATTAGTGGTACACCAATTTTGCCAGCATCTTGGGTAACTGATGATAA